CCCGATATCCCGGGGCCCCTGACGCGGTCCGGGGTTCACGGCCCGGGGCACGCCCAGGACAATATGGGACAGCCCGGGAGCTCGATGTCCGGGAGCTCGGGTGCCGGGAGCTCGGGTGCCGGGAGCTCGAGGGCGGGAGCTCGGGTGCCGGGAGCTCGAGGGCGGGAGCTCGAGGGCGGGCCGTCAGGTCGAAATGGTGGGCGACGGCACGGCACCGGGCCGACGAGCTCAACGTGAGGGCGCAAAAAAACGGCCCGGCAATGGGCCGGGCCGCGTGCTCGAGGTGTGGTGTGGCCTAGGTCAGGATGCGGGCCTCGACCTCGACCTCGACGGTGGCGTCGGCCAGTGCGGCCTCGACCACGCCTTCGACAGCGCTGTCGAACTCGAGGCCCTCGAATAGGTCCATGCCTTTGACGATCTCCTCGACCTTGTCGGCCAACCGGACATCGAGCTCCCGGACATCCCCGGCCAGCCGATCGGCATCGAGGTCGCGCTGGGCCAGTGCCTTCTCGATGCGAGTGTCGATCATGTCTGCGATCATGCCGGTGACGGTGGCGGGCCGGTGCTCGAGCTCGCGCTGGGCCGTGTCGAGCTCGCGGCGAGTGCCCTCGAGCTCATCCTTTAGCCGGGCGAGGTGGTACTCGATCTCGGTGACGGTGCCCGTGCCGAATCCCTGAATTGTAACCTTAGGTTCGGGGGTCGCGGGGGCGGGGGGAATGAATGCTTCGTTGCTCATATTAAGACTCCTTGTGTGGCGGCCCGGGATTGGGCCGCACGGGAGTTATCCCATAGGGCCGGACTCGACGCAATAAAAAACCCCGGCGCTGGGCCGGGGCTCGATGTTGGGGGGCGGCGGGCTCTAGTACAAGTCCATCTCGTCGCGTTCCTCGAGTCTTTCGAGGCGGCGTTCGGCCCGCCAGCGTGCGCTGTCGGACTCCTCGTCATTGGCCGCCGGGTCGGTCACCTGACCGAGGTGCTCGGGCTCGGGCTCGGGCTCGGGCTTGGCCAGCACGGCGGAAAGCCGCTCTATTCCTTTCGCATAGGCCGCGTCGGCGTCGTCGGCCCGGCCCGACAGGGACATGAGGGCCATGAATTGAAACTGGAACAGCGCGCCCTCGAGCATCTCGCGTGTTTTGTCGTTCATTGGTTTCTCCCTAATTAGCTGTGAGTGTAACCGTCTGTCTCAATGCCAAGCCACATGCCGCACCAGTGCACCATGTAACAGTCAAACGCGGGACGAACGGTTCGCCGGAATTGTAGGTATGTCGGCGCGGCGGGGCCGCTGTCCGTGGGCCGGTCGTATATGGCTTTGAACGCTTCGATTTGTGCGCGGGTTGGTCGCATGGTGTTTTCTCCTGTTATCACGGCGGGAGTGCCGCGCCTATGTTATCGCATACGGCGGGACATGATACAAGGCGCAAAGCGGCGGGCTCGAGGATCTCGCAGGGCGGGCGCTGGCCGGGGGCCGGGATCCGGGCCGGGCGGGCCGGGAAACGCGGCTCACGGCTCACGGTACGCGGCGCACGGTACGTTTGAGCGGTGGGCGGGCGGCGGGCCGGGGTTTGATTAACTGTAGTGACGCGCAAACGAAAACCGCCCGGCACGGGGCCGGGCGGCGGGGGACGCATTGCGGGGAAAAGTTACGCAGCGACGGCGTTAGCTTTCCGCTTGTGCACGCCATGAGCGGGAAATCCCACTATAACGCGGCGCGATTGTTGGGCGCATAGCTGGCAATCGGCGCAATTAGTGTCGCGATAAGTTGCCGGACATTGTGCAACCGGGCGGCCCGCGGGGGTGGTGGTTTTGCGAGCGTTAAAAGCGGCGGGCAATACAACCGCGACCGGGCCAATGTCCAGCGCCGCGAGTTCGTCCGCGTGCTCGAGGTTGTTCGCCGATAGGTTAACGGTAAACCCGGCGGCGTTAGCTTTACGAATTGCGGCGGCGTTACGCTTCCGGGCCGGGCTGTAATGGGTGAACGTAAAACCGCGCTTCCCATCGTTTGCCGCGACGATAGCGGCAAGCCCGGCGGAGTCGATGCGCTCGCCATCGCCCGGCAAGTCGCCCGCTTGGTTATGCCTCCAGAATTGCCCGGCGGGAAGCGCCGCAATGTCCGCACAAAATTTCTCGAGCGTGCCCCCGCGCTCGCCCCGGGTCACTTCATCCCAACGACCTTTGAGCGGGTAGCCGTCGGCGTAACATCCCGAGCCCTTAAACGGGCACGCCGCCGGGCATGTTTCGGCGCTGGTAGTACTAACCGGGATCGGGCCGGTTTTCGAGTTGCGCGATTTACGGGTGAGAGAATAAAAAATCATCGAATTTCCACCTCCCGAATAAAAACCGTGTCCCGGTCACCCGGGTGATCGTAACAAAGCCGGGCATATGTCTGCGCTTCCTCCAGCGTCTCGTATTTTTTAGGTCTCGGATTTCCGAGTCGGACAATTTCCCACGCGGTGGGGCCCGTCGGGTTTTCTAATCTTTCGAATTGAACACCTTTGAACATTGGTTTGACTCCTTGTGTTGTGGGAGTTGTCTTATACCGCCGCGCCTATCATGGCGCAATAAAAAAAAACGCCCGGCGCTGGGCCGGGCGGTTCTATTGGTTATGGGGCGGCGCGTTAGGCGGCCAGAAGCTCGAGCGCCTTAGTGTGCGCCTTAGCTTTAAGCTTGCCGCCCGTGCCGTCGCCGAAAAGATTTGACGCAATGCCATGATCTGCGCCCCGGTTTTTAGTCGGGCGTTGATCGGCCAGCCAAGTGACGGTATTCAGCGCACCCCATAAGGTGCCGCGTGCCGACTCCATATCATGGCCCGGGTTGATATCGGAGACGGGGGCGTTCGCAACGTCGGCGGGAAGATCAACCGCAACGCCCCGGGCGATCTGATCGAGCCGGTCGGAAACATACAGCGCAACGTCCGCAGCGTTATCTTTCCCCACCGGGACAAAATCTTGCCCGCGATGGAACGCCATCGCCCGGCGGACCGCCACGCTGTGCAGGACGCGACCGGAGTCGTCGGTCTTTTCCTTACCGCCGAATACGCCCCGGAAATAATCGAGCGACTCGGCGTCGGTCATAGCGCGGGACGCCATGCGGCGGGCGCTATCGGCGAACAATCCGAACTTGTCCGAGTTCAAGCCCAGCGCGGTTTCAACCGCGTCCGGATCAAACGACACCCGGTGATCGTGGCGCTCACAATCGGTCCCTTCGGCCAGCGCGGCGGTCAGGGTGTTATTGCAAACCACGCGGGTGTTAACGGCGGTGAACAAGTTGGCCTCGCGCCCGGTGTGGGACAGACTGAACAAGGGCCGCGACGTGATGCGGTCCTCGCCCGGAAGCACGGCGTCGGCGTCCGCCTCGAGCTGCACCCATATCTTAGAGCCGCCGAACAACGCTCCGGCGGTCACAATCTCATAACCGTGACGGCGGCGGATGTTGTCGGCAAGCTCGAGCGCCTCGGAATTCTGAACGGGACGCCACTGCCCGGCGATGTACGGCCCGACCACCGCCCCGGTATCGGTCCGGGCGATGTGGAAAGAGTCATCAATCGCCGTGCCGTCCGCTTTGTGGTTTGGCGAAACCTCGATTTCGTAATTTAGGCCAGCAGCCTCCGCCCAGACGGCAATGTCCGCGCCGGGAGCGACAATTTGCGGGCGGGTTTCGTTAGCGTGCCACGGCGGTTGATCGCCGATTAGGTAAGCCATTGCAACGCGACCGTCTGCGGTAATATCAAGTTCATGTGCCATTGGTTTGTCTCCTTATTGACATGCGGCGGAAGTGCCGCACCCATGTTCTCGCACATAACCGCATGCCGCACAACCCCTCTTCTCAATAAAAGAAGCGCCGCTCGAGGCGGCGCTAGTTCTCACACAAGGTAACGGGTTGTTATCGGCGTCTGCGACGGCGGACCGGGCGGTTATTAGCCCGGCGCGCTAGATCATCATAATCTGAGCCATAGAGCAGGCGGCCTATTAACGTAAATAGAAACATACGTTCTTCCTTTCTTAGAACAGGTTGAAGGTAAGGTCATACAGGTACAGGTACGACACAAAAGCGAAGGCGGCGAACAGTATTGTGACGATACGGTCCAGCCGCTTAACAACGTGAAGGGGAAGGGGTTTTTTCATCGGGCCATCCACTCTTCAAATGTGGGGAGGGGCGCTCCATTGCGGGTGATGTCGCCGCCTTTTCCATCGTCGGCGCAGTGCAGGAAGATTTCGAACTCGTCTTCGAGCGTACCGCGTTGCCTAGTCTGCCAGTTGGCGTGGGGGGTAAGACCGGTTTTGGGCCGGGTTACAAAAAACGGTTTTGTCATGTCCTGACTCCTTTGTTAGTGGGACTATGCGTTTTTATCGGACCCCGGCCCAAAGATCAACCGAAAAATGTTCGCCCAGTTTACAGGCTCCTCCTCGAGCACTGCCGGGTTGACCTTATCCAGACCCTCCATTCGGAGATCGACGGCCTGCCGGGCAGGATACAAGTAGACTTGGGCGGGGTCGGTCATCACCCGCTGCCGCTTCACCAGTATCCAACAGGACGCATGCTGATGCTTGGTCAGGAAGGACACCTGATGGGGGCGGAGCTCGACCGCATGGTTTGTAGTTGCTTTGAGTTCTATAAGATGAAGACCGCCTTCGGCGTCACAGATCATCAGATCGGGAACTCCCGGCATCGCCCACGTTTCTATCCTCGTCGGGATCAACTTGGTCGAGTACCTCTTCATCGCCTCCTTCACCTGACGATAGAATCCGCTTTCTCGCTTTAGAGCGGTTTGAGGCATTTGGTTCGGACTCCGGGGTAACATCGATGGTGATCGGGGCATAGCTCTGTTTAATCTCCTCCAAGGCCCGCATGACTTCGTCCTTCGACATCGAGTCAATGCTGCCGTGTCTGATCTCGGACTTACTAACGTAGATATCTCCCTGCGCCTGCCCGCGCCGATACTCGGCTTGTACCGCAGCGCTGTAAGCGCCGTTCTGCAACGCCATGTCCCGGATGGTCTGAAGGTCACGGAGGTGGCGGCGATAGCTCACGCCGTATTTTTCATCGAGCTCGGCCCGGTATTCACGGATTGCCTTGCAGACATGCGGGGAGATGTGGGGGTTGGTGAGCTCATAAGCTCGGGTATGGGAAGCGCCCGCGCTGTACCCCGCATTGATGGCCGCCTCACGCATTGTGATCTGGCCGTCCTTGGAAACAAGCTCTTTCACGAACAGTTCCTGCTTCCGGGTCAGGGGGCGATCAATAAGATCTCGGCTCTTGGCCTTGTGGGGTCGGTTTTTCATGGGCATCCTGTGGGCAGTTAATTGGCGTACATCCTATACCAAGCCCCGTCCCGGTGTATATACTCTGGAAATTTAAAAGTATTTTTTTTCGGCTCAGATGCCATTAAGCCCGATTTGGGTTCTACATATGGTTACATTATTGTATTCAAGGTGTAACCGTTAATATGTACCCTAAGAATCTATATATTCTATACAGTTACCTATACTGGTTACACGGTTACACCGGTTACGGGTAGTTTATGAAAAAATAAAAAAAATAATCTCAGAGCCCTATATAACCGTTACCGTTTTTTGTAACCCGGCTCGAGGAGCCCTGTTTTGGGCTTAACCCTTTGACCCTGTTTACTTTTCCTGTTTTTGGAACTACTCGGAAGAACCGTGGGCCGTGATTAAAGGTTACTTACGGATGCAATTAAAGGTGACGGCCAGCGGCTCTTGGTCCTGCGGCCTTTTGATTTCCGTCAGAGCGTAATAGCTCTGAAGTCCCGCTTTTCTGTTCTGGAGAACAATCAGTGCGACCCGACCTTCACTTAGGTCAACCGGTTCACTCTCGTGTTGTCCGTACCAGTGTCCACCGGGAAAGGTTTCTCCGTTCGTCTCGAAGGTATCGAGAATTAGGGGCGGCACGGAATATTCAAACTCCCAATCGTCGTCATCGTCTTTGCGAAAATAGACGTTCCAGAGCATGCACTTCTCAGTTGGGTTTTTAACCATAGGTGACTCCTTGTGTAAGAGGCCCACGGCTCATCTGAATAGTCTTTTGGGTGGAACTACTCGGAAGAACCGCGGGCCGTGGTTAGTGGTTACTGGTTAGCTTCGTTCTCGTTATTTTTCACCCACCCAGCGACATCTTCTTCGATGTCGCTGGAGGTATCTTTCATCCATTTTTCGTGGTCTGGGTGGTCCGGACCCAAATCGCCTTTTTTCATCGGCTGTAT